CTGAAGCGTGATGTCGAAAGCATCCTGCTGTCCAACCAAGCTAAAGTGGTTGGCAACTCTACCACTGCTCGTAAGCTGGCTGGCGTAGAATCATGGATTGCAACCAACACCTCTGCTGGTGTCGGTGGTTCTGATCCTACTGGCGACGGCACTGATGCCCGAACTGATGGTACTCAGCGCGCGTTGACTGAAGCCGATGTTAAAACTGTATTAGCAGCCTGTGCTGACGAAGGCGGCGAGCCTGACACCATTATGGTTGGCTCATTCAACAAGCAAGCGTTCAGTGCTTTCACCGGCAACGCTACCCGAAACATTGACTCTACTGACCAGGCTTTGAATACCGCTGTTCACGTCTATGTCTCTGACTTTGGCAACCTGCAAGTTAAGTTTAACCGCTTCCAGCGCGCACGTTCAGCGTTGATTCTTGACATGAACATGTGGTCGTTCGCAACTCTGCGTGACTTCCAATCTACCGATCTGGCCAAAACTGGCGACACCGATCGCAAGCAAATCTTGGTCGAGTACACGCTCGAATGTAACCAAGAAAAAGCTTCTGGTATTGTTGCCGACCTGACAACTGCCTAAACAATTACGGGGGCTTCGGCCCCCTTTTGAGGTTCAAAATGATTAAAGAAGAGAAGCTAGAACGACGCTCTAAAGTATTCCTGAACAACCCAGTTTGGATTGCCGGCGCTAATGGCGACACATTCAAAGTAAAAAAGGGTTTGGTTGTTTTAATGAGCGCAGAAGAGATTAAGCTTTTTGGTAAAGCCGTAACCAAAGACATTCCTGATGGCGCGCCTGAATTCGAGCGAGTCATTTAATGAGCGACGAGCGGCTACTTGATAGAATCGATGGAATCTCAACGTATCATAGATATGACGAGTCGTCCGGAAAGACAATCATACGAACATCGCAGGACGTTCAGCCGCTACTTAGCAGCAACCAGGCTAAGTTGAATGAGGCTGGCAAAGGCTGGAAAGGCGATATGCACCACGTCGCAACTATCCCCCTGGCTGTCTACAATGATTGGTGGCGCGAGTTTGGCGGCGACCCAATGGCCAAAGAGAATCAGCCTCGAACTATGGCTCGGTTGAATAGCTCAGAATGGGGCAAGTTACGAACTAAAGAGGGTCGCATCTAATGGCGTTAAATAACTATGCCAACCTAAAAGCCTCGATCATCGCGCACAGTGGACGAGACGACCTGTCTGCTGTTATTGACGACTTCATAACTCTAGCTGAAGTGTTAATGTTTGCAAATGAGACACCCCTACGGCTGCGCACATTCGAAGTAAGTGAAACGCTTACTACCATTGCCGGGTCAAACTCTGTCGCACTGCCAGAGGGCTTCTTAGAGGCTCGCTCAGTGCAATTGACGTCTAACGGCGACACACGGGCGCTTGTGTACAACTCGCCATCAAGCCTGCTGTCAATAACTGGGCAGGGAGTGCCAGCAAATTACTCAATTACTAACGCATTTATATTCGATCGGACTCCCGATGCTGCTTATGAGATGCCTATAACTTACTACGCCAAGCCGGCGCCGTTAAGCTCAGCCAACCAAGTCAACGTCATTCTGACAGAGCATCCAAACATTTATTTGTATGGCGCATTGTCAGCACTTTACGACTTTACTGATGACTTGCAGAACAGCGAAGCATTCGTGCGTAAAATGGCTCGCGGAATTGTTGGTGCAAACAACTCAGATCAGCGTGGCCGAACTGGCCCGCGTGCTCGCGGTAAGGTAAATGGGAGCACACCCTAGATGGCATCATCATTTAAGATAGTTGATTACCCAGCAGTTGGCGCATCGTACCAGTCGCCATCACTGCCTGCTAACGCACAGCGAACTGTCAACCTATACCCAGAGGCCGTAGCTAACGGCTTGGTAAATGTAGCGCTTCATACGTTTCCAGGGTTAAAGAATATATTGACCGGATCAACTGGCGAATTTGATCGCGGCTGCTATCTATTCAAAGAAAGCTTATACCAAGTTGCTGGTGGTCAGTTATACCAAGTCACGAGCGACTTTGTTCGCGTAGCAATCGGAGCTGTTGGCGGAAGCGGGCAGGTATCGATTTCTGATAATGGCCACACAATGGTCATTGTTACTGGAGGCGATGGCGAATACACATATGACGGCACGACATTCACATCAACAACACTCGGCCTGAATCCCAGTAATGTTGAGTACCTGAACGCACGATTCTTGTATGACGATGACGACGGTCGAGTAGGTGTCACTAATGTCGGAGCTTTAAACGAAGCGTCTGGCAACTTCTTTGAGCCAGAATCCAGCTCAGACGCCTTGGTCCGGACTTATATCTTCAACCAGTTTGTGTATTTATTTGGGTCCAGAACTATTGAGCCTTGGCAGCCAGTCGCCAGTGGTTCGCCACCTTATCAACGGATGAATGGTGCAATCATAGAAAACGTCGGCTTAGCCAGCCGCACGGCAATAACAAATACAGAGCAATCTGTATATTTCATATCTGACAAAGGTGACGCACAGCAATTAAGCGGATTCAGTCCAAAGCAGATCAGCACGGTTGCGATAAATAATGCGTGGCGGAAGTATACGATCAGCGATGCCATAGTTCAGACGCTTGATATTTTGGCGCTTAACTTTGTTATATTCAGCTTTCCAACTAACGGTAAGACGTGGGGCTATGTTGAGCAATATAACCTCTGGTTTGAGCTTGAACATGGCACAAATGCTGGCCGGTGGAAAGGTAACACCATTGTCGAAGCATACGGCACCACACTGGCCGCTGATTACGCTACAGGCAACATGTATGAGCTTGACCCTGACACTTACACTGACAACGGTGAAACGACGCTGAGAGAGCGCATATTCGCTCCACTGGCTGGTGAGAAGTTTGGCAAGCCGCGTCAGCGTTTTCGAATGACTGAGTTCGGCGTATCAATCGAGACAGGCGTCGGCAACGCAACAGAGATAAACCCGGTACTAATGGTCTCATTTGCTTTAGATGGCGCTCAATCGTTTTCTAACGAGCGATTCATCCCAGTGGGACAGGAGGGTCAATACAAGACTGACGTAAGGACCAGCTCCAACAAGGTATTCTCTGACTTAACAGTCCGTTTAAGGTATACTGAGCCGACTAAATTTAGCTTGTTTAGCTCATACATAAAGCTGAAGGAGGGCACTAGAAAATGAGTCAGGTAAATAACTTAACATATCTGCCAAAACTACGGCCCGGCCCCTGGGTAGAAGACCCAGAGATCAATAAATATCTTAATGATGTTGAGCTTTGGATTAAGCAAGTTTACGACAATCTAACTGGTATCACGGAGCTACAATCTCTAACAGTAGCCAACCTGACTAACATACCCGCCACTGACTTTGATCCATCAACAGGTCGAGCGGCAACAATATATGTAAGTGACGCAACAGGTGGCGCAACATTGGCTTTCAGCGATGGAACTAATTGGCGTCGTGTTCAAGACAGAGTGATAGTGAGTTAAATTATGAGCTGGTTAAGCAATCTTACAGGTATAGACGTTAATCTCGGAAAAATGTTTGATGACGTCACAGGCAAAACAGCAGCAAAAGCTTCAAAGAGCGCCGCCAAAACACAAGCCGACGCCGCAACCACAGCCGCCAACGCGCAATTGGAGGCAAGCAAGTATGCGGCAGACTCACAGCTTAAAGCTGGAAAGTATGCAGCAAACTTAGGCACAGCAGCAGCTGATAAGGCAGCCGCCCGTCAGCTCAAGGCAGCGAACAAAGCATCTCAGCAGCAGCTGACAGCTGGTGAGAGGGCATCTCAGTTATCACTAAATGCTGGCGAAAAGGCATCTCGTCAGCAGATTGACGCAGGCAATTTAGCCGCCAACAGGCAAATATCAGTTGGGGACCAAGCCGCCCAGCAGCAGATAGACGCAGGCAACCTTGCGGCCCAGCAGCAACTAACAACAGCCGACACAGCTTCTCAGTTACAAGCCCAATCAGAAGCCGCTCAGCTCGCCGCCCTACAGGGTGCTGGTGATCAAAGCCGACAAGACCTGCAAGGTGCAGTAGATTTTGGCCAGAGTATGCAGCCAGGCTATCAAAACGCTATGGCACAGCAGGCTAGCCTCTATGGCGCCGGCGCTGGCGACCAGATAATGAACAACCCAATGTTCAAGGCTATCCAAGAAAAGAATCGAAATGACATTCTTTCGAATCAGTCGCTAGGTGGTAGATTAAACACGGGTGAGT